TGCCAATGCCAACGCTACAGAGCCTGTGCAGCAGGACAACTCTGGTCTGGAGATGCTCAAACTGGAGTACGAGAACGAGTGGAAGCGGCTTGAGGCTGACACGAAGATACTCGTTGCCAAGATTGCAGCCGAGTCCAAGAACAACGACAGCGCCATCGCTGCCGATGTCAAACACGCCGAAATGATGCACAGCGCTGTGCAGTCCGACAAGAACGCAGAGCATGAGATATACATGGGGGCAATGCAGAATTCGCAGGAAAGCCAACGTCAAGCTGATTGACGGACACCACCCTTCGGAGTTGTTACTGCTTCTATTGAGTCCCAACCATCTTTAACTCTGTCATTTACAAGACTACGATACGACCCAAGACGAAGGCTCCATTCTGTGAAGGTTAAGGTTTCACCATTGTGAGTAATTGTTCTGTTAGTTCTGCGATTTCGACACTGTGTCGATTGTGTAGCCCATCGACAGTTGCTTGGAGAGTATTCTTTGTTGTTGTCTATTCGGTCAAGAGAATGACCGTGTGGCTTTTCACCCATGTCGGAAAGAAAGTTTTCGAACGAGTTTTTCCAACTGTCGCAAACAGAAATACCTCTGCCACCATAAAAAGCAAATTGCGCTCTCTTGGAGTTATAACAGCGAGTTTTCATATCGGCCCACGCCTGATATGTTTTGGTTTTGGAAAGACCGTGGGTAGTCTTATAGGACTGATTTTTCATTCTGCACTCCTGAATGTAACGCACCTAGAGGAATCATGGCAGGCAACGGTGCGGTTGCTTTTCGGGAGCTACCCTAGCCAGATAGATTCAACTGTACCACGGTAAACATTGCACCGCAAGCGATGGACTTTAGGAGATAGTGATGGATATTGAACAAGAGTTTGTAACCGACGAAGGTGCTGCCGCAGTTGCTGACACTGCTACTGAATCGTCTACTGATGATGGCGGCGCAGCCACATCAGACGAGGTCATTAAACCGGCGCAAGAAAAACAAGATGACCCGATCCCTAAAGGGGTACAGAAACGAATAGATAGGGCCGTCCGCGACAAGTATCGTGCAGAAGCGGAAGCGAATTCGTTAAAAGAGCGTATTGCACAAATAGAAAGTAGGGTGTATGCTCCCGTCCAACGTCAGCAAGATGACGGCGAGCCGACGATTGATAAGTTTGACAACTTCGATCAATATGTCGCTGCAAAGGCAGAATACATCGCCAAGAAACAGATTGAATCAACGCTGAGTGAGCGCGAAAAGCGACAGTCGGCGGAACGCGAAGCAACGGAGCGCACAAAGACCGTTGATAGTTGGAACAAGCGAATTGCAGCAGCTACGGCAGAAATGCCGGATTTTGAGGAAGTCTTGGCGTCCAGTGACGTACCAATGACTCCTCCGATGCAGCAGGCGATCATGGAAAGCGACATCGGGCCGAAGTTGGCGTACTACCTTGCCAACAACCCAGAGGAAGCTGAAAAGATTGCCGGCATGAGTCCCATAGGGGCTATTCGCACACTCGGTCGAATCGAGGAACGGCTTTCCAACTCAAAGCCTGCGGTAAAAAGCACAGATGCCCCGCCGCCTATCAAGGCTTCCGGTTCAACTGCGACGGTCACAAAAGACCCGCACAAGATGTCGGATGCTGAGTTCGCTGCGTGGCGCAAAAACCAAATCAAGGCTCGCGCCTAACCTTTCAGGAGAATTACCATGAGCAATACGCTCGTTAGCATCGACATGATTACGCGGGAAGCCCTGCGAATCGCACACGAAAAATGTTCCTTCATCGGCAGTACCGACCGTCAGTACGATGACGCCTACGGCAAGACCGGAGCCAAGATCGGCAGCGTTCTCCGTGTCCGCAAGCCCAATCAGTACGTCCGTACTACCGGCTCCCGCGTGATGGAAGTTCAGGATCAGAACGAATCGAACGGTACGATCACCCTGGCGACTCAGGATCACGTCGACATGCGCTTCAACTCGGCGGAACTCTCGCTGACCATTGACGAGATCAGCAAGCGTTATATCGAACCCGCTGTCGCCGTTCTGGTGTCGGGCATCGAGTCCGACTATCTGGCCTTCGCTACCAAAGCCACTTACAACATGGCTGGCACTGCTGGTACGGGTATCACCTCGCTGGTCGCCCCCGGTGCTGCTCGCGCCAAGATCAATCAGGGTCTTGCCCCGAAAGATCAGCGTTCGATCCAGATGGACTCGGTGACGATGGGTGGTCTGGTCAATGGTGTTGCCGCCTACTTCAACCCCGGTGCCGACATCTCCAAGCAGTACCGTGAAGGCATGGTCGCGCGCACCGCGATGGCCGACTACTACGAGAACGAGCGCATCTGGACGATGACCCACTCGGATGACGTGACCGGCGATACCGATGCCGACGCACTGGTGACTGACGGTGGTTCCACCATCGACATGCACACCCTAGTTCCGGTTGCAAAGCAGACTGTCGGTACGGTATTCACCGTCGCTGGCGTGTATGCCTGCCACCCCGAAACCAAGGCGGCATATCGTCATCTTCAACAGTTCGTCATCACGGCGATTGGTGCTACGACCACGACCATTTCCCCGGCGACCTACCTGACTGGTGCAAAGAAGAATGTCTCTTCCTCGACGGGTGCAAACCTTGCGGTGACCGACTTCAACGCCAAGGCTGTCGTGTTCGTTGGTCTGGCATCGACCTCCTACGCTCAACCCTTGATGTACCACAAGGAAGCGTTCCAGTTCGTGACTGCCGACCTTCCGATCATGGACGATGCTGCCAAGTGCGTTCGCCGCGTTCAGGATGGTCTGGCTCTGCGTGTCTGGCAAGCCTCGGACATTCGCAACGACGAACTGTTGATGCGTATCGACATCCTCTACGGCATGGCTGCTCTGCGTCCCGAGTGGGCGTGTAGGCTGATAGGAAGCGCAGGCTAATCACTAGGAGGCGGGTAACTCCGCCTCCGTTCAACTTTCAAGGAGATTTATCATGGCTGCACAAGATTACGAACAAGTGACTTACAACTCGCCGGCTGGCGCTCAGATCGGCAGTTCCGCTACTGAAAAGGTCGGCTTCTTCGGCGCTGTCCCCGTTGTGCAACAAGCCACCGTTGCCGCTGGAACTGATGCCGCTACCACCCTGACCACCGCGAACGCCTGCCGCACGGCGCTCCGCAATCTGGGTCTGATGGCGTAACATCTGCTGCAAATGAAGGTATTCGTTGCTACCCCCACGTTTGATGGGAAGGTGTGTAACGAGTACCTTCTCTCCCTTCTTCGATTGAAGGAGGAAACTGATTTCAAACTGTGTCTGATCCCCGGTGTTCATTTCGTGGATATGGCAAGAGACATTGCGGTTGCGAAGTTCCTTAAAACGGACTGCACCCACCTGATGTTCATCGACTCGGACATGGGGTTCCCTCCTGATGCAGTCGGTCGGTTGATCGGACACAACAAGCCTGTAGTAGGGGGTGCATACCGCATTCGCCACGACGAGGAACTTTATCCCGCGTATGGGGGTTCCCCATCACTCGGTCTGCACCAAGTCCAGATCGTCGGTGGCGGATTCATGTGTATCCAGCGGCATGTGATCGAATCGCTGTGGGGTGCAGTTCCCCACTACACCACAGCCCACGTTGGTGAAGTCGCCGCCATGTTCTCCCGCGAGATCCATGATGGGGCGATGGTGTCAGAAGATGTGATGTTCTGTCGCCGTGCGGCGGGGTTCGGAATATGGATTGATCCCGACATCGACTTCGAGCATGTTGGTGGCAAATCTTACGTCGGAAACTATCAGAAATACCTTCAAGGAGTAATGAAATGTCCCACTTAATGTACAACCCAGATGGCGGTTTCACCAACATATACGATGATGAAATGGAAGCGGCTGTGAAGGCGGGGTGGGTTCCCGGCGACGAGATTCGCCAGCAGATGCTTGCTGCCAAGAAGGGGGTTGCAAAACCTGTCGAGAAGGTTACAATGTCAGCACAGCCGGAAGTACGACGCTCCCCTGGACGACCACGCAACGTGGTGCCTTCCATCCTGAACGATGGGGAAGTCTAAGCTGTGAGTACCGCCCAAACCATTATCGACCGAGCATTGCGCCTGATAGGTGCTATTGCGTCCGGTGAGTCTCCGACCACGGCTGAGTCCAATGATGGTCTGATGGCGCTGAACTCCATGATTTCGTCGTGGCAGACCGAGAAGCTGAACGTCTTTGCCTACGTCGATACGTCCTTCAATCTGGCCGCTGCCGACAATTCCTACACAGTCGGGCCGGCAGGCAACTTCGCTCTGACCCCTCGCCCCCAGAAGATCGAACAGGTGTTCGTCACGGCGAACAATATCAACTACGAAGTTGAACTGATCGACTACGAGAAGTGGAACCGGATACCGGATCAAACATCCGACTCCGATATCCCCATTTACGCCTACTACGAGCCTACCCTGACTACCGGGACGCTCAAGTTATGGCCTGTCCCGAACACGGTCTATGCGCTGCACATCATCACATGGACTTCGCTGTCTGAACTGGCGGCGCTGAGTACGACGATCGCCTTGCCGCAGGGCTACGAGAGGGCGTTGGCGTACAACCTCGCTGTCGAGATTGCTTCGGAATACGAGAAGCAAGCCTCTCCGTCCGTTCAAGCCATTGCTGTCGAGTCCAAGGCTGTCATCAAACGCGCCAATCAGCGCCCGATGCTGGCGACTCCCGACCTGTGGGGCGCAGTGTCCGGGCAGCGGTCGAACATCTACTCAGGTGGTTACATAGCGTGAGAATGCCTCTGATCCCCAACGTCGATAGTCGTGACGGCACCAGTAACAAGGACGCCCGGATGACCAATGCGTTGAAGGAAACGGAGAACGGTGCAGACTTCGCTTGTGTTCGACCTGCTCTCTCGCTGATTGCCGACACTACCGGGAACGGCAACGGCATGTTCTATCTGGACACGCTCATAACTGTGTTCGGCACAAACGCCAGGTACTCCGAGTCGCTGACCAACATAGGAACTGTTGCCAGCGGTTCCTATGATTTCGTCAAGGGGAACTAAGTGAGAATGCCCCTGATCTCCAAGATAAGCGCCCGCAGTGGAACCAGTTCCAAAGGTGCCAGAACGCAGAACATCGTCAATGATGGCAAGGATGGGATTGCCCGGAAGCGCCCCGCATTGGTGTATTCCAATGGATACGGTGGCATCGGCAATGGGCTGATGGACACTCCCAACGGTCTGTTTGGTGCATGGGACAACGCCGGTATTGTCGATGAGGCAGGAACTGCTCACATTGTCGGGTCTGGTGTCTTGACATCACTCATCGTCGCTGGGTGGTCGAACCTCTATATCACAGGGATGTCCGATGACGGGCAGACCTGTTCCGGGTACGGGACAAAAGCATCAGTCGGCATCCGTGCCGTAAAATTGACAAAGACAACGCTCACAGAATTGACGTACCCTTCCGGTGTCACTGGCGCGACATACGCTTACGGAATCTCAGGGGACGGCTTGACTATTGTTGGCTCGGGGTATGTGGCAGCGACGGGGTTGATGCGCGCATATAAGTGGGTTGGGACTACAGCGACTCAGGTAGCTGTTGCCAACTCGTCATGGACTGAAGGTGGGGCGTACAGCGCGAACTACAATGGCACAAAGATATGCGGTCATGTACATCGCGCCGGGGTGATGACGGGGTTCATATCGACCAATGCGGTAGCGTCTTACAAAGCACTTGGTGGGATATACATCAGCAACGTACAGTTCTTCTGCATGTCTTCAAACGGAACGTATGTTGGTGGGTGGGCGCGTGACCCGAGTACTTCTCAACAGCATCCAATGATCTACGACGGTACAACGGTGACTACGATGTTCACAGGGGCGTCAGGTGTGGTCACTGGTTTGTCAAATGATGGCGAATACTGTTGTGGAATACCGACCAGTGGGGATGACGGGTTCTTCTACAAAAAGACGGGGGCAGTTCTCACTTACCTTGATTCGGGAACAACCACGATCCTCCCGTATGCTATATCCAGATACGGTAACGCAGTTGTTGGCGAAGCAGTTACACCAATAGGAACAGTGGCGATGTTTAGGTGGACAGAGGCGGGGGGGTTTGAGAATCTCGGCAGAATTGCTGAGACAGGTGCAGGTACTGGTCAGGCGTCTAATTTCCAATTCCCAAAATCAGCATGTTGCTCTGCCCTCGGTACGACCATAGCATCAACACAGTTCAACGTATCCAGCCGCACCCCCGCATTCTGGACACCAACTACCTAATGTCATGCCGACCATCTATGACTACGCTTACCTTCCAGCCATGACACAATTGTTTTTCAAGACCACCACGGCGGGGTACTACATGACGGGTTCAAGCCCGACATATACGATCACGACGATTACTGATCCTGACTATCCTGCTACGACTGTTCGCGGAGCGGTGTATCTGGACGGTCGATTCTTCGTGATGAACGCCCTCGGTGAGATTTACCAATCTGCGCTTGAAGACGCTTCGTCGTGGTCATCGCTTGAGTTCATCGCAAGTCAGTTGAACTCTGATGCCGGGGTGTGTCTGGCGAAGATCAACAACTACGTTGTCGCGTTCAAGAAGTACAGCACCGAGTTCTTTTATGACGCGGCGAACCCTACGGGGTCGATCCTGTCGCCCGTACAGAATGCTGCGTTTCATATCGGATGCGCTCATGCCGATTCCGTGCAGGACATGGACGGTACATTGGTCTGGATGGGGCAGTCGCGTAATGGTTTCGGCAGGACGATCTATTCGTTGCAAGGAACCAATCCAACACCGATCAGTGATGGTCAGATCGACAAGATTCTGGACGCCGACTCGCTTGCGTCCATCTACTCATGGTCAGCTAAAGTCGGCTCTCACACGCTGTACGGAATCACGCTTGTAACCACTGGTGTTACGCTGGTCTATGACTTCACCACTCAACTATGGTCGTTCTTCACCTACTTGGTGTCAGGGGGTGTAGCAAAGACAGTCACAGCCGTCACGACAGCCGGTGTGGTGACTTCTACCTCTCATGGATACTCAGACGGCGACATCGTGCTGATAGCCTCTACAAACGCCTCTTTCAACGGCTGGCATGTGGCTACCGATGTCACGACCAGTACGTTCCAGATTCAGGCTACCGGGACAGTGTTCAGCGGGTCAGGCACATCGACCAAGCACACCGAAACCTACTTCCCTGTCGCGTCATCCACGTCGAACGGTGGTAAGCAATACATGCAGGACATATCTAGTGGGACGTTGTATGAGTTCGATCAAGACGTGTTTGTCGATTACGTTGGGGCCATCGCTTCCCGGATGCGTACCCCGCAGATTGACGATGGTAGTACGGGGAAGAAGAACATGTCGGGGATTGAACTTGTTGGTGACAAGATTTCAACTTCCGCGCTAATCAGGTATTCTGATGACGATTATGCGACGTACTCAAAATTCAAACCTGTGCTGCTCTCCATTGATCGCCCCAGGGTGAGAAGGTCAGGGATGTTCAGACGTAGGGCGATTGAAGTCCTGCACGTCGGGAACGCTCTTTTTAGAATGCAAGCAGTCAACGTGGAAGTTGGGGGAGGATGACATGAGTTATCAAGATTCTACTTGGTGGAAAGGGCTTTCAGAGGGGCAGCGTTGGTATTCCAACATTAACCCCCCTACTGGAGGTGGAGGTGGAGGTGGAGGTGGAGGGCAAGCTACGAGTACCGTATTCAAAGAACCTATCGCTGTTGCTCCAACCCCTGCTGTTGCTCCTAACCGCTTCGAGGCTAGTCTGACCAACTCCGATCAGCGACTTCGATCCCTGCTGGATAACCCCGATTCGATTCAACAGTCGGCAGCGTACAAGTTCCGCGTTGGTCAAGGTCAAGAGGCACTCCAGCGCAGTATGGGTGCGAAGGGGATGCTCAACTCTGGCAACCGACTCATGGACTTGACCAAGTACGGTCAGGACATGGGGTCGCAGGAGTACGACAACCAGTATAAGCGACTGAGCGACCTGTACGGGATGGACAGCAACAGTTACAACGGAAACGCTGCCACAAATAACCAGGCGCAGTCGGTTGCCAATCAGGGGCAGGACAACGCTAACCGATTCCAACTTGGCGCTGAG